GAACATCTGCTATAAATGCATAAGCTTGGCTCAAAGCTTCAGTCGTGGCTTTACCTCCGACAGCTTCACTCACAATTTGTAAGATTCCAGCTGCTTCTTCAACCACTGGGCCAGGTAGGAATTCAGCTGATTTAAACTGTACTGGTTTATATTTCCCTTCGTCATTCTTTTGCATTAATTTGATTGTAGTTTGATATTTTGACATTACTGTTGTCCTCCTTAAGCTGGTACCTCTAATGGATTAGCCACCTTTGTGAACCAGTTCTTGATCATTTCTGCATCTACGCCCTCATCGTCTTCATCAACCGAATACATGTATCCCAGCCCTGGTACGTCCACGAAAGAACCTTTCCAAGATGGATGCGTAAATGTAACCTTGCTGCCTTCCAATGTTGATGTTTCGTCAGAGTCAAGAGCAAACTGACCTTTATAAAAGACTGTATAACGATATTTGCCGTTTGATTTCTTGCGTCGATAAGCAAATGCTCCATCTTGTGCTACATCATCACCCGATCGCAAAGCGCCGCCTTTCAACAGTTTTCCCCCTGTAATTGTCGATAAGACTTTGTGGGTATAGCCGTTTGATTCCAGTTCTACCTCAGCTCCACCAAAGGCTGTGAACTGGTCCTGAACTCTCGAATCCCCATAATCTTGTGTAGTCTCATAATTTGCAGAAGGTTTGATACTAACCGCAGTCCCCATTACGATTGGCTCATCATAAACAGGGAAATCTCCAGAGTCATCTTTTAACGGAAACCACGTTGGCTTTTCAACAGAGATAATTCCTGTTTTACTTTTCTTTTCTGGCATCTATTCTTCACTCCATTCAATGTATTGTGGAAAGGCAACAGTAAATCGAATGTGCTGCACCCCATCCACTTTGTCCGGCAAATAGTCCTCCGGCAAAATTGTGTTCCCTTCGATTTCGAGAACATTAAAAAAAGTCCCGCATCGCGAGACTAATTTATTGATTAATTCATCATCTTTTTTGTTGTCAACCAAAGCAATATCTACTAAGAAAGCCATGTTTTGAACGTCTATCCCCACATTCTCAGTTCCTGCTTCCAAGACAGAAAGCACAAAGTAGAAATCTTTTGTCGATTGCATTACCTAATCAAGATAGATAGTGCCTTCTGAATAGATTTGTTTTAACTTACTGCTGATCGCTGCAATTATTCTATCTTTCATTAGCATCTATCCTTTCTTAACAATCCTGATCGCCATTTGTTTAAATCTCCTAGGGATATAACTCATATGAGCTATATTTGTTGCGCGAGTCAACATAAACCGTCCTTTTACGAAACCGCCACCTCTTGTTCTATGACCCTCTTCAACATATTTGAAATATTTTTCATTGTTTCGGACCGCTCCAACAATTCTACCTGTAGAAAGCAATCTCGCGCCTTGGACTCTATACCCGCGTCGAAGATCCCCAGATTTCACAGGAGTTAGTGGTTTAGCCGTCGCAACTATTTTATTCATCGAATCATTAACAAAATTAATTCCTTCTTGTTCCGCAAGCTTAGTCATTTTTTTAAAGTTCTCAATGACTTTATCTGCATTTGAGACAATAGAAATATCCTTACCCATTCGGATCACGTCCTGTTAAATTGACTTCACAATGACTAGGATAATAAAAAGGCTTGTTAGCATATAGCTTAGTCACCAATCCATTTACCTGCTGAGTAACAGTTATGCGATCGCCTTTTTTAATATTAATAGTTGGACGAACAAATAATTGATAATCGTCAACTGATGTATTCAACATTTCTCCGTCTTTTATTACAGGCAAGCCATCTAAACGCGATTGAGATAAAGCGCATTTAACTGGGTCGCTATAAACTGGTCCATACTCTTGTTTTGAGATCCCTGTTTCAGGATTAACTACATCTTTGATACGCTCGATCACACAAGAATCTTTGTAGGTTGTCGCCAGAATATCTACTTCATTCATTAGAAAAACTCCAATCCGCCACAGCCGATAATTCGTTTGATTAAATCATCGTAGCCTGCAAGTAATCCTTTAATTTCTCCAGACTTACTTGCATAGCTAATAGTGGTATCTCCTCGTCTTACAGACGATATAACATTCTCCAGTTCATTCTTCATGGATTGATATAGAACCTCTGTAATGGCTCCCTGTAGCTTTTCCCAAGAGATTTCGTTGCCACATGTATTGTATGATTCAATTTCCAAGAGAATTAACTCAAGAACTATTTTTAAGCGTTCCTCATTAGCTTCTGGCAATTGCTTTTTCAATGACTCAATAATTTTTTTCTTTAGTGAATCATCCATATGATCACCTCTTAGATTTCTACAATATCAGCGGCTTCTCGCAAAATTTTCAATGCTTCCACATCACTTTCTTCAATAAAGAATTTCCCATCTTTATCGACAGTCATAAACCGACGTGTTTTAGGATGCATAAAGCCAACAAAATTTTTTTCTTTTGCTACACGAAATTCAATTGTGTTTGCCTTTTTTACTTTTTTAGACTCTGTTTTTTCAGCCATACTATTTCCTCCTTAAAATAAATAGAGACAGCTACTAAACTGTCTCTATGCTTTTAAATTTAAAATCGCCCCTGAATTTGATGCGTTGTATTCAAGCGAATATTCACCAACGATACCAATGCGACGAGAATCACTCGTTTTCGCTAACTCCTCAGCTCTCCATTCGCGTAATGGGCGTAATTGAACATAGTTTGTATCTAAGGCCGCGATAGTTCCTGTTGGAAGCGCTGGTTCAATTAACGCAATACCAGAACCATAGTTAGAAACAATTTTCCCTAATTGCAAACCAAATGCCACAGTATCACCGAACTGAGCGATCTTGGTTGATTTACCGTCTACTTCGTCTGTCATCAAATCTTGCATGTCTGGGGATACTAAGCAAAGCTTTTCACCCATATAACCTTTGGTATACATAGCGTAGAATAACTTATCGATATCTTTGCGAGTAACAGCACCAGCGGCAGCAGTCTCTACTTTGTTTCCAGAATTGATTAAGTTTAAGATTCCATTCATCTTCCGACCAACAGAACCTGTTTCATCGGTTTTAACACCAGTAATCAGTTTGCGGTTTAAATCAATCTTCATTTCCATACCGCGTAATTTGACCTGATTAGTCAATTCATTGCCTATGCCATCAACATTAATAGCATCTAACGTTCCAGAAACAGACGTTGATTTACGGAAAATTTCTTCATAGTTGCTATACCATGTACGGCCAGATTCAGCATCTGGATATTCTCCACCTTCCGGTTGTTCAGAAGAATCATCGCTGTTGATATCATATTCACGCCATTTGATCTCTGAAGAATTTGCTGGTGAAGTTTTTCCTGCACCAATTAAGTAGCTTAAAAACGGTGTGTTTGGTACTTGCATGGCATTAATAGCTGGTGAAATATCTAAATACTCTAAATTATTGACTGATGTTTTTTTCATTGTAATTCCTCCAATTAATTAAAATTTTTCATCATTTGGGCTAGCAAAGCATCTGGATCTTTTGGCGGTTCATTGTTTTGTTGAGTCTGACTACCAGATTGTTGATTCCCGCCAAATGCAGACTTCATCTGAAGTTCTTTTAGTGCATCTGAGTGTTTCTCATTGATTGCAGTTAAAACTCCGGTGAAGCCTTCTACAGCCTTTTTAGTGAAATCGGTATCTGAACTCACTAAATTGTTTAGCATGAACTGAGAAACTGAGTTTTTCAAGTCGCCATCAAGCTCCAATCCTGCGATCTGTTCAGCAACAAAGGCTTTATTGTCACTTGTTTGTCTTAAAGCTTTTTCAGCTTCAAACTCAGCTTGTAGCTTTTCTAATTGAACCTGTTCAGGTGATTTATTTTTCTTTGAATCTTCATACTGCTTGATCGCTTCCTGCTTAATCGTTTCTAAATTTTTTTGCTTCCAAGCTTCTAACTGCTTGTCAGCAGCAGATTGACTTTGAGATTGTAGAAACTTTTGAGCGTCTTCATTTGATTCAGCAAAAGATTTAAAGTCGTCCATTGTGAACTGAGGAGTTTGTTCTCCGTCACCTTCTGCAAAATACTGTAGATTCATTGGCATAGATTGTTTCATAATTTTCTCCTTTCGCCCCACGATTCGCACAAGCGCCCCGCATTGCTTTGAGTTTTATTGTTTGCGCCCCACCATTCAATTAAGCCCAGCATTGCGCTAGTTTTACGTCAT